CCGAGATATCCGCAATTCACAATATGTGGGGCGGTATCGTCTATGACAAGGAGGTAGGTTTCATTACCGAAGGTGGTCTTGTCGGTAAGAAGGGCCAGGGCTGTAACCCCACCGCACAGGATTGGAATATCGGCACCCGTAAGGTGCTGTGGAAGCCCAGAGAGTGGCAGATCGAGCTGGCCGAGTGCGCAGAGGATCTGAAGAACACAATGGTTGTTTATTCGTTGCGTACCGGCACCGATATCGACGACCTCGAGGATACCGATTACATGAACATCGTGGCAGAGGTGCTGATCGGAGCCGTTTACAAGATGCTTTACCGCATTATCTGGATGAACGACACCGATGCCGAGAACGTTGACTTCGAGACACTTCCCGTAGCCGCCGTTGCCAGCCTGACTGCCGTTCCCACCGCCGCCGCTACCGAGCAGACCACAGGCGAGGCTCTCGTAGGCACTGTCTATGAGACCAGCTCTGCTGCCAATAAGGTTAAGTGCGCCCTGGCTGATGGTACAGTCGTTTATCTGTCACCGACAGCCGCCACCGGCACAGCCGTAGAGGGTCACACCTACTACTCAAAGGACACCGAGCATAAGATAACCCCGATTGAGGGTACTGTCTATATGGGTGTTGCGAAGGGTACACTGGGCGCAACCAAATGCACCCTGTCTAACGGCACTATCGTTTACCTGGCTGCCGATGCCGCTACCGGCGTGGCACTGGAGGGTAAGATATACTACTCCAAGACCGGCGCAACCCAGGAGGTGAACGGCGGTGGTATCATTACCGAGGACGTTGATACCGAGTATTTCGATATCATTGACGGCTTGTTCAAGCAGCTCCGTGGTTACGTAGCCGAAGACAACAAGCGCGGTTACGTTATCAGCGCAAACGCCCAGACCAGCAAGGATGCCCAGATGTCAAATATGACACCTGACGCCGCATACGGCATCTTGTCGGGTATGTGGTACAAGGCACCTATCAAGCTGCGCAACCTCAAGGCAGATACCAACCAGGACAACCGCCCCAAGTTCCTGGTTACCCAGACCATTGCCGACGCTTACGAGCAGTACCTGACAGGCAAGGGCATCGCTCCTACCTATGTGAACCTCGTTGAGGGCGTGCAGGTTCTCGCATTCTTAGGAATACCCGTAGTTCCGATGCCTATTTGGGACGAGATGATCCAGTCATTCAACGACCTGGGCAGCACCTACTTCAAGCCTCACCGCGCATTGCTGACCAATAAGCCCGTTCTGGCTGTTGGCTCACCCACACAGGGCCAGCTCTTCGGCGAGTTGAAGATTTGGTACAACGTGGACGAGGAGAAGACCAAGATGCGCATGAAGGATAAGATTGACGCCGAGATCGCCAACCCGGATCTTTTCATTTACGCCGAGTAAGATTTTACAAGGGCCTGGGGATGGCGAGTGTACTTCCACCAACGCCGTCCCGCCCTTCTTATATCGAACATTAACCACTAAAAACGTTTCAATATGAATTGCAGTAAAATTACAGGCAACCTGCAGATGGCATCATGCCGTAACGCCGTTGCCGGCATCAAGGGTGAGGCTATAATCATCAACTTTGACGATTGGAAAGCCGCCACTATCACCGAATTAAACGGTGTTATCAGCGCAATCGCACTCGCAGGCGCAACCAAGGCCAGCAAGTTCACCTCTCACGAGAAGGCGTTTGAGTCAAGCAGCAACCTGCAGAAAGGTACATACAACAGCAGCTTTGCTCATCAGATCATCATGCGTGCCTTTGACCGCACACAGACGTTGAAGGATGACATCAACAAGATGGCTAACGGCCGTTACGTTGCTATCATCATCAACCGCGACCAGAATGATGAGCCGACTACCGTTGAGCTGCTGGGTGCAGAGAACGGTCTTGTGGCAAATGCCATCGAGCATAACTCTGCTGACAATGACGGTGTAGCTTACGCTATCACCCTCGGCAGCGAGGAGGGTGCTTACGAGAGTGAAATCCCCAAGAGCGTGTACACCAACTCGCTTGCCGCAACATTGACAATGATTGAGGCCCTTTGCGCCGCATCCTAAACCCTCGCACGTCTATGATGACGATTGACGAGTACAAATCCAAGTATCAGGGTATCAGTTCCGCCGAGGTGCGCGAACTGATATCTTCCGATACGGACTTCCGCAATACTACGGAGCGTCTTTACGTAAGCATCTACCATACCAAGCTCAACAAAAGTTGTGGCGATTGCTGGTTTGATGCCTTTATCCTAATTATGAGAACCGACACTAAAACATTGAAAGCTATGCAAGACAAGAAGTTTGACCTACGCGCCGGAGCGTTGCTCATCGATCCGCACGGCGACCCGAAGAAAACGGTCACACAACTGAATATAACCGATGAACTGGCCCTGTACCACCTACGTACACACCCGGAGTGCGCCAAGCTGTTCTATAAGCTCCCGCCCAACTGGGAGGAACTGGCAACACGCTCCGGCATTGAGGCCGAGCAGAGTGCAGCACCCCTGAAAAAGAACCCCCGTAACAGAAGGAAGTAAACGCGATGAAACTCGAAACGCTGAAAACGGAAAAGCAGTTACGCACACGTAACGACAGGATATACCACATACAGGTTTACGGAGAGCAGAACGACTACCCGCAGAAACTGCAGGAGGTGGTCGGTGCATCTATCACCGGCGGCGCGTGCGTGGAGCAGTACGGACGCTTTCTGTTTGGTCGCGGATTCCGTCATCGTGAGTTCTTTAAGGCTATCGTCAATGAGCGCGGCGACAGGGCTGATGACGTCCTGAACGCCGTTGCCAACGACTATGCACAGTTCGGAGGATTCGCCCTGCACGTCAACTGGAACGCGCTGTATGAGATAACCAGCGTGTCGCACGTGCCTTTTGAGTGGCTGCGTTTTGAGGAGCTTGACGACAATTACGAGTTCCACCGTATCGCATTACATAAGGACTGGGGCAGGCGTTACACCAACCTGCGCCGTTTCCGTTCACAGGATATCGTCTGGTTTGACCTATTTGATCCCGACCACAGCACTATCAGCGAGGAGGTTAAGAAGGCCGAAGGCTGGGAGGCCTGGAACGGACAGATATTCTACTTCTCACGCCGAGGCCCGAAGTCATACCCTCTGCCTGTCTATGACAGCGCAATCACGGATATGTCAGCCGAGGAAGGTTTGAGTAACCTATCCTACCGCAACATACGTAACGGCTACCAGCCTTCAGGTATGTTTATAGACCACTGCAACGGCGCGAACAGCAAGGAGCAGTCTGACGAGCGCAAGAAAGAGCTTACCGCCTTTCAGCACGACACACAGGCAGCGAAGATACTCTATGTCAACCTCGAGGACGGCGACGAAGCGCCGGAGTTCAAGCCCTGGGAGACGAATAACACCGACCAGAAGTTTAAGCAGTCCGACAATAAAGTGCCTGACCGTATCGGTGCAGCCTTCTGTCAGCCGCCTATCCTACGTGCAAAGGACGTAGGCTCGAATTTCGGTGCAACCGCAATGCGTGAGGCCTACGACTACTACAACTCACAGACCGAGAGTGAACGCCTGACGCTGGAGCGCGTGATGCACGATGTATTCCAGTACTTCGCAGGTATCGCCACACTGAACCCCGATGACGATTACTCTATTCTGCCGAAGGTCTATGACGTAACACAGACGCTGGCCGAGAAACTGGGTGACCGCACGGATAAGGTTTTGGAGATACTTTTTGATGCCACTAAGAGCGAGAACGCCAAACGAGTGGTATTGGCAAAGGTATTCGGTCTGGAGGACGAAGATATTGACGAACTCATACAAGGCATACGGCAATGATTATAACGGTAGAGGATATTCGCAAGTACCGCGAGATTGCGCTGAATACGCAGAAGAACCGCGTAGAGATATTTATCCGGGAAACGGAGGAACTGGATATCGTCAAGATGCTCGGCGTTGAGGAATACGACCGCCTGGCAAACCGTGACGAGCATACGGAGCTGACTGATGCCGAGAAGATGCTGCTTAACGGCGGTACGTGGACGGACGATGCCGGACAGACGCAGCGTTTCGCCGGTCTGATAGCCGCCGAGAGTTATCTTGTATTCGCCCGTTTCATCCGCACGCATCCGTTACAGGTAACACCCTACGGAGTGGTCGTTAAGGACGGTGACGATAGCGTGGCTGCCAGTGCGCAGTCAATCGCTGCCGTCAGCAAGGATAGCGAG